TCCTGAGCTTAAGTGTGAGTATGAGAATACTGTAACGTTGAGACTCCTTCGAGCATTACGTGGTTTTACATTACCACGTTGGTTTGAGGAAAAATCGTTTCAACTTGTACCTGGTAATCTTATTACCACCGTGCCGAAGAATGCGAAAACTGACCGTACAATTGCAATTGAGCCTGGCCTTAATGGATTCGTCCAGAAAGGTATCGGCACGTGCATAAGACGGCGACTGCGTCGTTTTGGTATCAACCTCAATGATCAGTCGATAAACCAAGTGGGCGCGATGCTCGCTATGGAGTTGCAGCTTTCGACTATTGACCTTAAAGCAGCTAGTGACTCAATTAGTTGGTCTCTTTGCGAGGCCATTCTCCCAAAAGACTGGCTGGCTCTTATCAGTGCTGCTCGTAGTGAACGTGGGACTCTTAACCCCCGTTCATCCGCGTGCAAGCAATGGTTTGAATACCAAAAAGTCTCATCTATGGGCAACGGGTTTACCTTCGAACTTGAGAGCACTATTTTCTTTAGTGTACTTCTTGCTTGTGGTGTACCTGAGCGTGAGTGCTATGTATACGGGGATGATTTAATTGTTCCTCGTGCATTCAGTACTCGTGTTATTGAAACGTTAGCTTGTCTTGGTTTTTCGACAAATATTGAAAAATCATTTGTCGACGGCCTTTTCTTCGAGTCGTGCGGCGTTCACGTCTTTAATGGTGTGGATGTTACTCCTGTTCAAATAAAGGATATGCTTCATGGACCAAAAGACATTATTGTCCTTGCTAACAAGCTTAGGTTATTTGCTCATAGCCGTAATTATTATTGTGGCTGTGACCGCCGGTATCTACCTTCTTACCGTATGTGCACTCGATGGCTTCCGTCATCTGTACTCAAACGGTGTAGAGGGCCAATTGCCGGTGGGTTAACCTTGTTTGCTACTCAGGAAGAGGCAGTCTGTTCGACTTATAATCGTCGACGGGCTGCTTTCTCATATCATCAACTTGTACCTGTGATAAACAGGCAAGAAGACGATTTCGCTGCCCTCTTATTCTTCAGGCTCTGGCAGCTCGATTCAATCCGAGCGTCAAACCTGCATGAATATGATGAGTGGTCTGAG